GTCGCAGAGGGCCTTGAACGCCCCAAATATGCCGCCATCAATCATCACGCGGCCAGCGGTGTAGCAATCTTGCAGTTGCCGTGGGTGTGCATCGTCCATGAAGCTCCGCTTCGCAGCTTCGATCAGCACCCAGTCTGGTGGTGTGTCGGTCATGCTGGTGTGCTCCCCTTGAGCAGTTGCTGCACGGCCCTGCGCGCCTCCTGCTGGGTGCTGGCACCGAGTATGGTCCACAGCTCACGCAGGTGCGCCTGCGTCGTGACGCTGCCGCCGTATGCCTTCGGTTCGGTGTTCATGCTGCTGCCCCCCAAAACTCATCCCACGCCCGCTCGGTGCAGCAGGACCGGCCCACGGCCACTGGCTCGCCGTCGAGATAGAATTGACGCGCCTCGCGGTCGACCGTCAACGCCACCCAAGGACCGTCGCCGTAGTTGCGCGCGCCTTGTCCGACGCCCTGCCAAGCAACGGCGCGTTTGTGGCCCTCTGCGTCCACTGGGTGGAGGCTTAGCAAAGAGTACTCTGTGTTGTTGGCGGCGTCGTATATACGCGCAGTGTATAGGTTCTTCATGCTGCCTGCCTTTCGTCTGCTGTGTTCTCCCACGTCAGTGGCTGGTAGGGCTTGCCCTCGATGGCGTCGCTCGGCGTGCCGAAGGACCAGTGCCCGTTCCAGAAGAGGTATACGTACTCGGCCCACGCCTCGTCCGCGTAAGTGATGGCCTCGCGCACGGTGTCGAAGCGCTTGGGCTTGACGCTGGCCCACGGCTCGCGGCGATCACGGTGGTAGGCCACGGTCGTGCCCTCCTCCTTGCGGTTGAAGCTGTGCGCCTCTGGGCTGAGGGGATCGACGCGCTCGCCAAGCGATGAGATGTCGCCGAGCTGGATTAACTTACGCACCTTGCCCTTCGTCGTGTAGTGCTCGAGTAGCAGCCGACCGTTGTGTGACGGATAGCCGTCCCAGTGGCAGTAGCTGCCGGTGAAGTCTCCCTTTGGGTTCGCGACGATGATGAATGAACGTGTTCCCATGATATTACTCTCCCTTGAATGTCTTGATAAGTGAAATGATGATGGTGGTGGGTAGGACGACCAGAAAGAAGATGGTCGTTGCGATGTGAAAGGCTGTCATGTCATTGTGCTCCTGATTAGTTGCCGCGATAGCGCGGATGGTTTTTGACGAAGTTGCGAAAGGCGGTGAGCGGCAGGTTGGCCACGCGCTTGAACTCGGCCCACTGCGCCTTGCTTGGCCCATGATAACCGCTGCTCTCCTCGCAATGGCGGTCCAGCACGACGCACTTGTCGTCGTCGTTCAGGATGAAGAGGCCGTTGTGCTCTGGGCCGATCAGGCCAAAGGCGTTGTACGCACCGGCGATGCCGATGACGTAGTTGGTGCCGCCGATGTTGTAGCGACGCGCCGCGCCGTCTGCGTGGAGGTAGTTACCGATTTGATTGCTGATACCGTTGCTCATGATTTTTACTCCGTGTCTTCGTTGCTGATGTACCCTCATACTGTGGGTTTGAAGGTAGGTCAACACCTATTTGCATTATTTTGCAAATTATTTTTATCTGCACCATTTACACCATTTAGGCATCACGTTGCGTCGTGCTGCGCGGTGCACTCTGCAACACGCATCAGTACATCAGCACTTAACTTGTAGTTCAAGTTGCTGATGCTAATGGTGCGGTGCAAGTACAGTAAGATGTTAAAGGGTGTTGCATTTGCTTTTATAAAAATATACAGCCCGAGCAGATTGGAGATTTGGTATGTGGAGTAACGCAGACGAGGTTGGTGCTTTCATCGAGGGGCACAAGGACGTGCGGTGGGCCGTCGGGGATAAGTTCTGCCTGCCTGACATCGAGCAGTACTTCGAGGTGATAGGCGTTCGGCCGTTCAAGCATCGCGGTAAGTTCAAGCTGTTCGTGGATTTGGAGGCGCGCTGTGCCATCGAGACCTGCGAGGAGTATTTCATCACGACGAAGGAGGTGCACCAGTGGATGTCCTCGCCGCACCTGACGCGGTGTTGTGAGGCGCACCGCTTTCAGTTCAGCACGAACATGCGGGACGCGTGGAAGACGGAGGCCCAGCGTCTCGCGAGGCCGGTCAAGGCGGCGAAGGTCAAGGCACCGCCGCGTGTTGGCCGCGTCGAGGGTGCCGTATTGCGTGCGGCCGAGGATCTGGCTGTTGTTGCCGACAGCGCGACGGTCGCGGATCTGGTTAAGCATGCCATAGGCAAGCTTGCGGCGGGCACTGGGCGCGATACGCGCAGGCAGATGGTCGTGAGGGCCGTTCAGTCGCTGGTGCGGTCTGGTGGGCTTCGCTTGGCGTCTGGGCGTGTTGTGTTCGGCACCCCTTGCCAAGGTTTGTTGTGATGCGTATGTTGGGGTCTTACTGGTAGTACTGCCTAATAGAGCGGAGCATGCAGACTTATGGCCAAGCGCCAATCGAAACGTACCCCCGAGGTTGAGGAGCGGATAATCGACGGCCTGTCGAACGGCATCGCGCTGCGCGTGTTGTGTCGTGAGGATGACATGCCGGGCTGGCGTGTGGTGTATGATTGGATGCGAGCAGACGAAGAGTTCGCTGCACGGGTCGCGTGCGCGCGAGATTTGGGCTTCGAGGCGCTGGCCGAAGACATCCTCGACATAGCCGACGGCACGCGCGCCATTAGCGAACACGTGCAACTCAGCAAGTTGCGCATCGACACGCGTCTTAAGCTGCTCGCGTGCTGGAGCCCAAAGAAGTACGGCACGAAGCAAGACGTAAGCATCGGCAACAAGGAGGGCGAGACCCTCAAGATCGACGCAAACGCGGACAACATCGCACTGACCAAATTACTGTCGAGCGTTGTCGCACAACAGCCGGGCGCTGACGAGACTGACGCGGCGGCCTGATGCCTCCCATGCACGACATCACCGACACGTTCAGTCGCATGACGCTTGACGACCTCACGCCCATGCAGCGCGTGCACCTCGACTGGCAACTGCGCTGGCGCAGGACTGCGCGTGCCAATCAGTTCGTGCCGCGCACGGACTGGACGGAGCTGGGCGTGCTCGCCGGTCGCGGCTTCGGCAAGACGCGCGTCGGCGCAGAGTGGTTGACGCGTGCCGTGTTCGAGGACGAAAGCGGTTTCGATAGCTGCGTCATCGCGCCAACGTATCAGGACGTTAAGTTTACCTGCTTCGAGGGCGAAAGCGGCATACTCAACGTACTGCCCAACGCCCTACTTGCAGATTACAACAAGTCGGATCTCGTTGTGAAGATGTACAACGCGGCTGGCAACATCTGCACGATACGCGGCTTCACGGCAGAAAAGCCCGAGCGTCTGCGCGGACCGCAGCACACACGCGCATGGTGCGACGAGCTGGCCGCATGGCAGTACGACGAAGACACGTGGGACATGATGATGATGGGCATGCGTCTGGGCGAGCGGCCGCAGGTGCTGTGGACCACGACGCCCAAGCCCAAGGAGCTTATCCGCAACCTGACCGCGCCGAAGGCCAACAGGCTGATCGTGCGCGGCTCGACGTACGACAACAAGGCCAACCTGCCGACGACGTTCTTCGACAACCTCGCGCAGTACGAGGGCACGACGCTCGGACGGCAGGAACTATACGGCGAGCTGATCGATCCTGAAGAGAGCGGCATCGTGCAGCGTAGCTGGATCAACCTCTGGCCAGCAGAAAAGCCGCTGCCGAGGCTCGACTTCATCATCATGTCGCTCGACACGGCGTACACGGAGAAGAGCCTCGACCGTAAGGGCGATCCTGACCCGACGGCGTGCGGCGTGTGGGGCCTGTTCCAGTACAAGGAGATGAGCCACATCATCCTGCTCGACTGTTGGGAAGACCATCTCGGCCTGCCCGACCTGATGAAGCGCGTGAAGAAGGAACTGCAGGTCCGCTACGGCGACGACGAGGACACGGCGCTCATCAAGCCCATGTTCGGAAGCGGCAAGCCGCTGTCATCGGGCCGCAAGCCCGACCTGCTCCTGATCGAGGACAAGGGCAGCGGCATATCGCTGCGGCAGATGCTCGACCGCGAGGGCATACAGGCATTCGCATACAACCCCGGACGCGCGGACAAGCTCAGCCGACTGCACATGGCCTCGCCCATCTTCGCGCAGCGCCGCGTCTGGATGCCCGAGAGCGACAAGAAGCCGGGCAAGCCGCGATCATGGTGCGAGCCGGTCATCCACCAGCTCTGCAGCTTCACCGGCGAGCGCAGCATCAAGCACGACGACCACGTCGACCAGACCACGCAGGCGATACGCGTCCTCATGGACAAGGGCCTGCTGAAGCTCACGAAGCCACCGAAGCGCACCGAGGGTGACAGACCCGCGCCAAAGGTGTACAGAAACCCGTATAGCCAATGAAGGACGATACAATGGACGAAGACGAGATGCCCGAAGGCGAGTACGTGGATCTGCCCGACGTTGACGACGACGAGGTCGAAGACACCGAGGACGGTGGCGCGATTGTGCGCATGGCCGACGACGCGCCGCCGAAGGCCGAGAACGAATTCTACAGCAACCTTGCCGAGGACATGCTCGAGCACGAGCTGAGCAGCCTCTCGACGCAGCTTCTCGACCTGATCAGCAAGGACAAGGACGCGCGCAAGAAGCGCGACGAGCAGTACGAGGACGGCCTGCGCCGCACTGGTCTGGGCGATGACGCTCCCGGCGGCGCGCAGTTCGAGGGCGCGTCGAAAGTCGTGCATCCCGTCATGACCGAGGCCTGCGTCGACTTCGCGGCGCGCGCCATGAAGGAGATATTCCCGTCAGGCGGCCCAGCCAAGGACAGCATCAGCGGCCCAACGACGACGGACAAGATCGACAAGGCCAAGCGCAAGACGAGCCTGCTCAACTGGCAGATGACCGTGCAGTGCCCCGAGGTACGCGCCGAGCTCGAGCAGCTCATGACGCAGCTACCGCTCGGCGGCGCGCAGTACCTGAAGCTCGGATGGGACGTACCGCGCAACCGGCCGACGTTCCTGTTCGTGCCGATTGACGACATGCTCCTGCCTTACGCAGCGACGAACTTCTACACGGCGCAGCGCAAGACGCACGTGCAATATATTACCAGTTTGGACTACGAAAACCGCGTACGCGACGGAATGTACCGCGACGTGGATCTGGCACCCGCCAGCATGGAGCCCGAGCAGTCCGTAGCCGGACAGGCGAACGACCGCATCGAGGGCCGCGACCAGACCAGCTACAACGAGGACGGCCTGCGCATCGTGTACGAGTGCTACGTCACGATGGAAGTCGAAGAGGGCGAGGGCAACGCGCCGTACATCGTCAGCGTCGACAAGACGACGGGCAAGGTACTCGCAGTTTATCGCAACTGGGACGAGGAAGACGCGGCACGCGACGAGATGTACTGGTTCGTTGAGTTCCCGTTCATCCCGTGGCGCGGCGCTTACCCAATCGGCCTGCCGCACATGATCGGCGGCCTGTCCGGCGCGGCCACCGGCGCGCTGCGTGCGCTGCTCGACAGCGCGCACATCAGCAACAGCCAGACCATGCTCAAGCTCAAGGGCGGCACAGCCGGTGGGCAGAGCCTGTCCCTGCAGCCGGGCCAGACGGAAGAGATCGAGGG